ATCTGGAAGCGCTTCCGCTTCTCCGCCAGCCACCAACTGTTCGGGCTCCCCGAAGGTCACCAGTGCGGAAGGCTGCACGGGCACAACTACGTGGTGGAAGTCGAACTCTCAAGCGATGCGCTCGACGCCAACGGGTTCGTGGTGGACTTCGGTGAGTTGAAGCCGATCAAGGAGTTCATCGACGGAGCCTGGGATCACCGTCACCTCAACGACTTCTTCGATGACTGCAACCCCACCGCAGAGAACATGGCTTGCACGCTGTACTGGATCTGCTTCAACAAGTACCCGCAAATCTCTGCCGTGCGAGTCCAAGAGACCGAAACCTCCTGGGCGGAGTACCGACCATGACCATGATCGCCATCTCCGAGATCTTCGGCCCCACCGTCCAAGGTGAAGGCCCCAACACCGGCAAGCGCTGTTCGTTCGTCCGCTTCGCCCGGTGCAACCTGTCGTGCTCTTGGTGTGACACTCCTTACACCTGGGACTGGAAGGGCAAGAACGGCAAGGTGTACGACCCTGCCCTTGAGGTCATCAAGTTACAAGCCTGGCAGATCGAAGGAATTGTCTCTGAGCACGCCACAGATCGAGTGGTCATCACTGGTGGCGAACCCACCGTGCAGATGACCGGGCTCGTCGGGCTGTGCCAGGAGTTCTACGATCACGGCTATGAAATCGAGATTGAGACCAACGGCACCCACGCCCCGTCTCCGAACCTCGACCACTTGGAGATTGCGTGGAACGTGAGCCCGAAGTTAGGCCACGCCGGGGATCCCTACCACTTGAGGATCAACGTCCCGGCACTGAAGGCTCTGCAAGAGCGTGGAGCCAACTTCAAGTTCGTCTGCGCTAGCCAAGAGGACTTGGACGAGGTGCAGTTGCTCGTCGACTTGATCGGCGCAGACATGGGCCACGTTTGGATCATGCCCGAGGGTAAGACCCAAGATGATGTCGAAACCCACTTACAACTACTCGCCGAAGCAGCCATCGCTAGGGGTTGGAACCTGACGACCCGGCTGCACGTCAACATCTGGGGAGATCGCCGTGGCGTCTGACCGTGTGATCCCAATCTCTTGGGAGATGATCGAGCAACGAGCAAAAGAGATTGCTCAGTACCAAGCCGAGAAGGAATGGACCGGGGTCTACGGTATCCCTCGTGGCGGGGTCATGCCGGCCTACTTGGTCGCCAAAGAACTCAACGTGCCGGTTGTGTCAGAACCAAGCGACGACGTACTGGTGATCGATGATTTGGTTGACAGTGGCAAGACCGCTCGTGACTTCACCCCGACACAATTCGATGCGCTGTACCGCAAGAGCCATTCGCCCGCTCAGTATGCTTCTTCCGCCCCGGTCCTTGACGGCTGGTTGGTCTTCCCGTGGGAGAAGGAGACGAGTGGACCAGAAGATTCCATCTCCCGGCTTCTTGAGTTCATTGGTGAAGACCCCAACCGAGAAGGATTGCTGAACACTCCCAAGCGAGTGGTCAAAGCCTTCGCTGAGATGACCGGTGGCTACAAGATCAATCCACTTGACGATCTTGGGGTGACGTTCAATGAAGATGTTGATCAGATGGTCGTGCTGTCGAACATCCACTTCGACTCTCTGTGTGAACATCACATGCTCCCGTTCTCAGGAGTAGCGACGGTCGGGTACATCCCCAACGGTTGCATCGTTGGACTGTCGAAGTTGGCGAGGGTGGTTGAAGCCTTCAGTCGTCGCCTTCAGGTGCAGGAGCGCTTGACAGATCAGATCGCTGATGCGATCAACGACGCACTGAACCCCAAGGGGGTTGGTGTTGTAGTGACCGGACACCACTCGTGCATGTCGCTTCGTGGTATTCGCAAGGCAAATGCCCAGATGACCACGTCTGCATTGAGGGGCTACATGAAGGATGATGGAACGGTGCGGGCCGAGTTCATGGCGCTGCACCGGGCGGATCTCCTGTAACCAACCGATTTTGACGGAGAGGCGTCTTGACACTCGTACATGATGGGCGAGGTGACTTCCTCCGCACCCCAGAAGCAATTGCCAGAGACCAGCGTGCCGCTGACATGCGGTCGATGGGCTACACGTTCCAACAGATTGGTGACCAACTTGGCGTCACTCGCCAAGCCGCTCACCAGATGGTGCAACGTGCGATCCGAGATGTCCCGGTTGAGGGTGTCTTGGAAATGCGTGAGGTCGAGAAGGTCAAACTCGACCGCCTCGAACGCTTCTACCACACCGTCTTGGCTCGCAAGCATGTCAAGGTCGCCCCAAGTGGCAAGATCGTCTATGGCGAAGACGGAGAAGCACTCGAAGATGAGCAACCTCGACTTGAGGCTGCTGCTGGACTGCTGAAGGTACACACCCAAAGGGCCAAGTTGCTGGGGCTGAACGCTCCTACCGTCAATGAGGTCATCGTTTACGACATTGAGCGTGACACTCGGGTTATGCTCGACGCGCAGATTGCTGCGCTGCACGCAATCGGACTCGGAGATAAGGCTGATGAGTTCAGACGAGCGTTTGTCGCCGCTCTTGACAGCGGTGCGGTCAGCGCTATTGACGCCGAGTCGAGAGTCGCGCCTGTCTGACTTCAAGACGCCTGGCGAACTTGCCAAGGCGCTCAACCCCACAACTGTCCAAACCCCTGCACTGCAGGTGATCGACAATGCGTTCATAGAGATTGACCGGGCCGTGCAATGTATGTTGGCACGGCGCAAAACCTTCTCTCGCTTCCGTGCTCAAGGGATGAGTGAAGAGGACGCACTGCTCGCTGCTGAAGTGGAGATTCCCACTGAAGGCATCAATCGCCTGATGATCTCCATGCCTCCTCAGGAGGGAAAATCTGAGCGCTCCACGCACTACGGGGTGCTGTGGCTGCTGCGTCGTCATCCAGTTCTCCGCATTGCGATTGTGTCTTACGAACACAACGTCGCTCGTCGTATGTCGTATCTGATCAGAAACGACATCCAAACCTTCGACGGCACTGATGGCAACATCGACCTTGGACTACGGCTAAGGCGAGATAGCCGCTCAGTTTCTTCATGGGGGCTGTTAGGTGAAGAGGGGACCGTCTACGCAGTAGGGATTGGCGGGGCACTGACCTCCCGACCAGTCGACTTGCTGTTGATCGATGACCCGGTGAAAGACTACCGCGCCGCTGATTCGGAGTTGCAGAGTCAAACCGCCTGGGACTGGTATCAAGCCGTCGCCCGTCCTCGCTTGGCTCCTGGCGCACCTGCGTGCCTGATCCTGACCCGGTGGCACGAGAAGGACATGGCCGGCCGGCTCCAAGCCAAGCAGAAAGAAGATGAGGCGTCCGAAGTCGAGCACTACGACAAGTGGCACATCATCAACATCCCTGCACAGGCTGACCACCACCCCGAGAATGGTGAAGTGGACGTGCTCGGTCGTGAACCTGGCGAGTTTATGGTCTCTGCTCGTGGTCGTACTCGTGCTCAGTGGGAAGCCACCAAGGTCGCCACCTCACCTCGGATCTGGTCTGGGCTGTACCAAGGGCGTCCTACCCCAGAGAAGGGCGACGTGTTCCATCGCGACTGGTGGATGCGCTATTCCACACCTCTTTGGACGACCGAAGCAGACGGCACCTACCACGTCCACGACGCTAGTGAGATTGTTCAGTCATGGGACATGACCTTCAAGGACAAGAAGTCCTCGGACTTCGTCGTAGGCCAAGTCTGGGTTCGTCGTGGCGCGTACGCGTACTTGGTGGATCAGGTGAGGGGTAGGTGGTCCTTTACCCAAACGGTCGAGGCGTTCCGTCGATTGACGGCGAAGTGGCCGCAAGCCCTAGCAAAGTTCGTGGAAGACACTGCTAACGGACCTGCGGTCATCAGTTCGCTGCGCTCTGAGATTGGCGGCATCATCCCCATTACGGTCAAGGGTTCGAAGTTGGCCCGAGCCTCTGCAGTGTCGCCAGTGGTGCAGAGTAACAACGTGTTTTTGCCTGATACTTTTATTGCACTGTTCAATGTTGAGGAGTTGGTCGATGAAGCAACACAGTTCCCCAACTCTGCCAACGATGACCAAGTGGACGCTTTGACTCAAGCACTCGACCGGATGTACCTGAAGGGCTCTGGTGGCAAGGACTGGCTTGAGTCCTTGGCTCCTCCGTGTGCGGAGTGTGGACAGCCCAATGCTAAAGAGGCTTTGCTCTGTACCAAGTGCGGCGCAGAACTCCCTGTCGTTACCCAAACGGTTGCTGAGGCGTCTGCCTCTGTTGCCCCGGCTCCTGTGGCGCTCGACTTCAACCAAGCCGCTCTTGAAGCGATCAAACAGTTCGGTCCCAATCAACAAGGTTGGCAACCATTCCAGCGAAGTGGTTGGTGACACACCTCTACGCAATGCACTACTGTAATGAGTGTCCGGCCAAGACAAGGAGATCAAATGGCTGAGCGTGGTACTGCAATCATCGAGACGAGAGACAACGTGTACTCGATTCCGAGCATCGACCGGATCAGTCATGACCAGCACACCGGCACCGTGACCCTGTACCGAGGTGACGTGAGCATGTGGACCGTGTGCGGCGTGGTGACCAGGGCGATTGCGGCATGGATTGAATTGCCCGAAGATGAGGGGTACGTCTTTGACCCCACCGAGGCGTTCTCTATGGGGGACTTTGTTGACTGCTCTGGCACCTACAATCCCAATGGCTGCGCTGATGAGTCCGAAGACACCTGCGCCACTGGTCAGGACGGTCCCGAGGTGGCTGACGAGCCAAAAAGCCTCCTCGATCGCTTACTGGAGATCATTTGCCCGAATGAGGCGCTGTGTAACTCAGTAAGGTTCGTTTGGGCGTAGGGGTCCATGTCTACAAACGTCAACTGACGAGTTTGTAGTCTTAGACAAGCGGGATGGGCCAAAGGTACGCCGCCGGCTTCATGAGCCGGAGATCCGAGTTCGATTCTTGGTCCCGCTACTAGCGATGGTGGAAATAACGACACCTCGTTTTCTTTGTTGCTTCTTCGCCACTCGATCCATGAAGGGATCTACACATGGCACTTCCGCCGTCAGTAAAACAACACCGCAGAAACGAAATCGTCTCCAAGATGAATGGGTTCACCCCCGGTGGCGCTACTTACCCCGTCTTGACCCGCAACACGCCCAACCCCTCAAGCCCGTTCACTCAGACTGGTGGCTACGGAGGGCAGTACCAGCCTCTTGACCGTAGCGATGGCACGTTCAACTCCCTGTTCGGCCCAGGCTATCCCCTCACCCCTGACCCGCTCGATGTCCTGACTCCCGAGGGACGTTCACTCCCTCGCCGCACGCAATACCTCGTTGCGGCCAACTTGCAGTTGGTGGACCGTCGTGTCCCGTGGTCAGTGCTAAAGGGGATCGCTGACGACGTGGACGTGGTGACCCGCTGCATCCAGATCGTCCAAGACGCTCTCGTTGGGTTGGACTGGCAGTGGACCTTCAGTCAGAACATCCTGCAACAGATCATGCAGGAGTCTGGCGAGACCAACACCGCCAAGGCCATCGCCATTGCCCGAGACAAGTATGGAGACGAACTCCAACGCGTCCAAGAGTTCTTCGCCTACCCCGACCGGCGTATGGGGTTCACCTTCTCCCAATGGCTCTCCGACATCATTTGGTCGCACCTGACCTATGACGGGATCGTGATCTACCCGCAGTACAACTTGGGCGGGGAACTGCAGTCGCTCTCGACCATCGACACTGCGACGATCAAGATCCTGCTCGACAACCAAGGTTTCATCCCTCGCCCACCTGCCCCTGCATACCAGCAAATCCTGTATGGGTTCCCAAGAGGCGAGTACACCGCTGAAGAGTTGGACGGCGATGGCAAAGTGCCCAAGGGGTTCATGAAGGACCAACTGGCCTACTACATCCGTCGCCCGCGTCCGAACTCCGTCTACGGCTACAGCCAAGTCGAAGAGTGCGTGAACATCGCCACGCTCTACATGCAGCGCCAAGCGTGGTTGCACTCTGAGTACACCCACGGCGTCACGCCTCGCATGTTCATGACCGTCGAAGGTGCCGAGACGTGGACCCCTGAGCAGTTGGCGTTCTACGAGCAGATCATGAACGACCGCCTCTCTGGTCAAACCCAACGCCGGCAGAATATGTTCATGCTGCGCCCAGGCATGAAGCCTGAGCAGATGAAGCAGGTCGATGAGATCTACAAGCCGCTCTACGATGAGTGGCTGATCATGCAGATGGGCTCGAAGTTCGGCGTGCCCTTCCAGCAACTTGGCGTCATGGGCAAGTCCTCGCTCGGCAATCCGGCGAAGCAGGCTGAAGAGGGCGACATCGCCAACATCTTCACCCACGAGGCGCTGAAGAACTTCATGATCGACTGCATCAACGACATGGCCCGTCGCTTCTTGGGCGTTGGACCTGAGTTGACGATCAAGGTTGCCTCTGGCAGCGACGACAGCGACAGCCTGATCCGCGCCCAGGCCGATGCGAGCGACGTGGGCGCTGGGATTCGTACCCGTAATGAGGTGCGAGCCGACCGTGCGCTCCCACTCATCAACGAGGCCGAAGCCGACCAGTTGGCAATCACCACCGGACAAGGCGTGTCGTTCTTGTCTGGGCAGTTGGAAGCGCAGCAGAAGCAGCAGGAGCAAGCAATGGCCGCTCCTACTCCACCTCAACCCGGTCAAGACGGAGGACCAAGTGACGGTAGTGACCCTGAAGGGGGACGCCAGTCCACTGATCAAGCAGTTGGGGGACCTGCAGCGGAATCTGCGAACAATGCAGGCCCGCCTCAATCACCCGAGTCAAACGTCGAGCCAAAAGACGACCCCCGACAGCCTGATACCGCGGGAGATAGCAAAGACGACAGTCCGGCAGCAAAAGAACTCGCACAATTCATGCGCTTCGCCAAGGCTCGTACTGCTAAGGGGAAGTGGCGAGACTTCACCTTCAAGCACCAAGGCCCCGCTGACGCTCGTCGACTGAACGACGCTGCCAGTACTGGCATCCCCGCGGTGTTGAAGGCCGCGGTCGACACCGTTGGGGCGACTTCTGCAGTGGCCGCTGGGATTGCGGTGCGTGCTGAAGATACCGGGCGAGTCCTCATGCTGCAGCGCGCACTCGATGAAGGTGACGCCGCTGCTGGACGTTGGGAGTTCCCCGGTGGGTGTCTTGAGTCCGGCGAGAGCACTGCCCAGGCCGCTGTACGTGAGTGGCAGGAAGAGACTGGCATTGGTCTCCCTGATGGCGAACTGGTCGGCTCATGGACGAGCCCAGACGGCAAGTACGTTGGCTACGTCTGGGAAGTCTCAAGTGAGGCAGACGTGAAGATCAACCTCGACGCCGACAGCCGGCCCATTGGCAACCCTGATGACCCTGACGGCGACGACATCGAGACCCTTGCATGGTGGGATGTCTCTGCACTGCCCGGCAACATGGCAATTAGAGACGAAGTCCAGTCAACTCCTTGGCATGTCCTCGGAGTCAACCAAGCCAAGGCGCTGCGTGAGTACAACCTGCACTTGGTTGCAAAAGAGCAAGGCGACCCGAGTGCACTGATCGACTGGTACAACTCTGGTGCTGATGGGCAGATCCAGTGGGGCGAGGAAGGCGACTTCGACGCCTGCGTTGCACTTGCTGGGAAGTACATCGATGACCCGCAGGGCTTTTGCAACTTGCGTCACCAAGACGCTACCGGGGGACCTCCCGGCAGTGAAGGGAAGAAGGGCTACATGGCTCCCGTCTTGGATGAAGCGACCATGTCATTCCTCGGTCGAGACGCCTGGCGGTAGCGATGGCGTTCAACTCTGACGAAGGCCGCTACGAGCACGGTCGCTTTACCTCTGGTGGTTCTGGTGGGGGTTCGATTCCCTCCCACGCCGAGTTGTCTGGGATGAAGACCATCACCGGTCCACTCGGCAGTCAAGGTGGGACGTGGAAGCAGGCCAACGATGGTACGAAGTACTTGGTCAAGCCTCTGATCGACAAACAGCATGGCATGAATGAGATCGCCGCTGGTGCGGTGTACCACGAGGCCGGGATCAAGTTCCCCAACACTGGTGTCGTTGAAGGCGAGAACGGCCAGCACTACTTGGTGAGTCAGAAGATCGAAGGGCTGAGTCAGAAGAGCGCAGGTCAGTGGAAGTCCGACCCCAAACTCCAAGCCGATGGGGCGAAGGGCTTTGGGGTGGACGCACTACTGAGCCATTGGGACGTGCACGGCCTTGAGGCCGACAATACCTTGGTCGACAAAGGTGGGCATGCTGTTCGCATTGAGTCCGGTGGCGCAATGGCCTATCGCGCTACTGGTGGTGAGAAGCCATCGTTCGGCGCTGGGAAGGCATGGGTAGAACCCGAGACGATGCGGACAAGTGACCAAGGTCGTGCGCTGTACGGCAAGATGACCAACGCACAAGCCGCTGATTCCCTAGAAGCCGCCGGCAAGATCAACCTCGACAACGTGCAGGCTCGTTGGGACAAGATGGGCGTGCCGCGGTCGATGTCAGATCCTTGGATGGCAACGCTGAAGGATCGTCAGCAGCAGATCCCTGACCTCGTGTCGTCTCTGCGTGCTGCAAAGAAGGCTGTCGTGTTCAAGACCTTCGGCTTCGGCGCTCCAATTGTGTGGCGAGACTTCGGCAAGGCGTACAGCGAAGATGAGCCACGAGACGAGGCCGGCCACTGGACCTCCTCTGGTGGGGGTAGTGCTGGTCAGTGGATGAGTGAGCACGTCGCAACGACCGTCACGCAGAACCCGGTCACCGGCAGCATCGCCTCAAGTGGGCTGACGAACGACCAGCACACCGCACTTGAGCAGTACCTCGGTCCTGAGTACGCAGCGATCAACTCTGACCTGCGTGGTGGGAAGGTCTCTGCTGCGAATCCAGAGGATTGGACCGCTCACCAAGTCCAGAGCATCATCGACAAGAGTACGACCGACCGCAGCGCCACGGTGTATCGAGGCATCGACACCAAGGCCGTAGTTGACCGGCTGAAGTCCATGCCCGTTGGTGGGACCTTCAGTGACAAAGGGTTCGTCTCCACCTCGCTCCACGCCGACTCCGCTCGTCAGTTCGCCAACGGCGACCGCAACCCGCTCCTGCAGATCAACGTCCCGTCTGGTTCGCACGCCATTGGGATTGCTGGCAAAGAGAGCGAACTGCTCTTGGGTGCAGGCTCGACGTTCCGTAAGGACGGAGAGGCCACGGTCAACGGACAGACCGTGCTGAAGTTCACCTACTTGGGCGCTGACCCCGCTGGCACCGGGACGCTCCGCAAGAGCCTGATCCTGCGCCTCCCCTACCCGCCTCGGTTCATCTGGGGCGACGACACCCTCACCTACGAAGACGACTTGATGTTCTCCACGCTGAAGAGCGTGGACCCACTTGGCGCGTTCGTCGAGTCTTTGGCGAAGGAGTACAACCCCGACGAGCCTCGCAATGACAAGGGCGAGTGGACCTCTGGGGGCAACACCCCGAGCAGCGGCAAGCCTGGCGGCGGGGTGCCGAAGATGGGCGACGTGACTCCTGAATTGCTGGCCTCTCGTCTCTCGGACAAGGCCATCATGGGTGCGAGCCACAAGAAGGGCGACCGCGTCTTTGAGGTCACCTACAAAGACGGCACCAAGATCCGCATGGTCGCTGAGTCCTTCCACCACGCCAATGCCATGGGCCGGCAGTTGGGGAAGCAGTTCATGGGCGGGGCGAAGGTTGCGTCGTGTGCGTGGTGCGACCCTGCTAACGGCAAGCCACTCCCGAACGGTCTGTCACAGCAGGAGAAGTTGCAGGCCGCTGGTCTGCAGATTGGCGGGACCGCTTCTTTCAGTGAGTTCAATGCTTACCAGGAGGGTGCGACGAAGCCCGAGGGCGCATCGACTGAGCCCACTGGTGGGAAGCCCGAGGGCGCATCGACTGAGCCAATCGGTGGGAAGCCCGAGGGCGCGCAAGAACCGAACCCGGTCGACAAGACGCTCATGGAGCACATGTCGAATAAGGCACTGGTCGCCGCTCAAGCACCCGGCAGTGGACAGAAGGTCTTCACTGGGAAGATCGAAGGCTTCGACTACCCGATCCGCATTGCCGCGCAGAACAAGTCCGACGCGAACTACATGATGGGGTTGCTGTCGGAGAAGTACTTCAACAACGGCAAGGTGTCGACGCTGTATCCGTCCAACGCCTCGAAGCAAAGTTTGGGTCTGCGCTACCAGTTGAAGCAGAAGGGGCTCAACATCAACGGCAACCCCAACGCTGTGCCGGCTGGCAACTCGGCTTCTGGGGGGACCTCGACCGACACCAGTACCCAGAGCACCAGTGAGTACACCAAGCCAAGTGAGGTGACCAACGACCTGCTCGCTGGCCGCATGTCGGATGCGACCTTGCAGGCTGCCAAGAACGGTGCGAACGGTCTGCAGGTGTACGCCTCGACGGTTGGGTACTTCAAGCACCCGCTGTACATCGCTGCGTCGAGTGCCAATGAGGCCAACCTCATGCTCGGCGTGTTGGGGCAGAAGTACCTAGGGGGCAAGACGCCCGCTGACGCTGTGCCGGCGCTGACGCACACGGTCAACGGCGACAGCACGAAGGAGCACTTGGCGTCCCAAGGTCTCCAAATCTACGGCTACCCCAAGGGATCCGACTTCAGCGACACCCCTGCGCCCAAGGTCAGTGAAAGTGAGAAAAAGCAGCAGGAGCACGCCGCGCACATTGCTTCGATGCCTCCGGTCTCCATCGAGGGCGGCAAGATCGCTTCTTGGCAGACCTCCTCAACTTCGCAATCTCATTCTCAGGTGGACAAGGACAAGACCACTGCCTACCAGTGGCAGGCCCAACATTGTTCTGGCGTGATCGTTAGCAGTTACGGGAGCAGTTACGAGAACAAGGAGAAGGGGAACTTCACCAGCGACGAGCGCGCTGCGGTGGTGAAGTACACCGGCTCTTGGTACGACACTGTCAATGGCAAGTTGCGCTCTGGTGGAAAGATCACCGACAACAACCAGACGATGAACACTGCTCGGGAACTGCAGAACGCCATCGACAAGAGCACCATCGACCAGCCGGTGACGGTGTTCCGTGGGAGTAAGGATGACTTCGCTCAAATCGTGAAGAGCCTGCAGCCCGGCGAGATCTTCCGAGACAGCGGGTTCGTCTCTACCTCGATGCGCTATGAGACTGCGAAGGGGTTCTCTGGTGGCGGAAGTGGAGTCGTTGTCGCCATCTCCATGCCAGAAAAGTCCCGCGCACTTACGGCTGCCGGCTCAGAGACCGAGATGATCCTGAGTGCCCGGTCGCAGTTCCGTCTCGATGGCACGAGCACGATCAACGGCAACATGGTCTACAACGTGACCTACCTCGGTGCTGACCCGACCGACAGTGGGATCATTCGCAAGGGTGCTCGGGTTCGGGGCGGGAAG